GGTTGGCGAACGCGCCCTTCTCGTAGAGGATGCCGCCCTTGGCGTTCGTGTTGATGATGTGCAGAACCTGGGAGAGCGTCTTGTTCGCGAGCATCTGCGGATCGCGGCACGGCCTCACGACGCCGTAATGGTAACCCTTGTTCCGGTCCCAGCGCCCGGTGCAGGCGCGGATCGTGAAGCAACTCTTCTCGACCTGATCGAGAATGGAAACGCGCCCGAGGATCGCCTGGTAATATCTCCGCCGCTCAACCTTTGTGGCCGTGAACGAATCCCGCTCGTCCTGCGGCTTGGCCTCCCATTCACCGGCGGGAATGTCCTTGGGCTGATCGTCATTCTCTCCGGCCACGAGATAGCGGCTTTCGCGCTCCCACCACTGAATTTGAACCATGCGCACGATCTTGGGCGGAAGATTGGGCGCAAATCCGGGCCGCTGCTCTTCGGGATAATCGACCTTGTTGCCCTGTCCGCCATCCTGCGGCGTAATCTGCATCGCCCATGACGCATGGAGGGCGGCCACATCGACACCGGGGAACATCGCTTTGGCTTCATCAGCAGGCACATCGCGATAGCGCCACAGATAGCGCGCATCCGCAAAGCACGGCTTTCGTGAAGCTGGATCGACTCCGGCCTCCAGCGGATCGAAGCAATCGATGACGATCTTGCCCGTAGCCTCTTCGTCGAAGTCGATTCTCGTCTCGGTGAACCCGCGCCCACAGATGACCGCGTTGCGGAACATCTCGGATTCTTCGTCCTCGGCGTCGGATTCATCGCGAGCCCAGTCGCCCAGCGAACTCAGCCGTTCATCGACCTCGGTATCGCCTTCGGTTCTAGGCAGGAACTTGATCGCCTGGCGGTTATTGACCTCTAGCCCGCAGACCGAATCCACGATCGGGCCAATGCGGTTGAACTCGATCGGTTGGCGGCCAGAATCGAGCATTTCCTGCCACGACTGCCCAGGCCATTGGCCATCGCCCTTGATCGACCGGCCCGCGACGAAGCCAAAGCACTCCTCGGCTTCCTTGTACCAGTTTGCGTGCTTGTCCATGCTGTCACGGACCCACGCCTTGAGCTTGGGGAACAGCATCGAGGATTGATCGTCCTGACCGGATTCAGCGGTTGGAGCGACATTACTGGACACTGGCGCGCTCCTTCGGATCGGTGAGCCAGTCGAGCTTCATGTGATCGAGGAAATCGCTCATCGCTACGGCCAGGTTCTCGAACGCCGTGTCGTCGCGAGGAGCTGGATCTCCGATGGTGAACTCGTGCGTGTGATCCTTGAGGTCGCGGTAGCGGCAGCGCATCTCCATCGCGCCATCGGTCAGGCGCTGGAAGTGAACGCCCTCGACCCACACGTTTGCCGAATCCCTGAGGAAGTCGATCACGACCCGCTTTTCCTGTTCGGATGGGAGGCGCGGGGTCATCGATCGCCCCCGACATGCCATTGCTTGCAGCAGTCGCAGCGATAGGCCCTCATCCCCCGCGCTTTGCCGCGCTTGGCCCTGAATGCGACGACATGCATCGCTTCGGCCTTGGAAACATATGGCGTCTTGCCGATGCACGACGCGGCCCGGAATGCCGCGAACGCGGGCCTGTTGTGCCACTGCCGGTTTTCGCTCATGCTGCCCATTGCGATTCCGTCGCTCTGGTGCGGGCACGCCGGTAACGGTCCAACTCAGCCGGATTGATAAGTTCGCAGTCCTCCATCAAACTCAGGAGGAATGCTTCGCCTACGTCTGGTGAACGGCCAAGTCGTTCTTTAATGTCCGCTTTCGGCTCTACTTTAATTTGTCCTGCCGATGTGTACGTGAAGGTGATGTCGCCTAACTCAACTCCTATTTCTACTTGAGGAACCTCCACGTCGCGCGCCTCAAACCAATCTCGCGCCTTGTAATACATCTCGTCTCTGAGCCGGTGGAACTTGGACTTGACTGCAGGCTGCTCGGCGACGTTCAGAGCGCGCACCGGAAGGTTGAGTTCGCGCAGCCTATCCACCACCCCGGCACCGACGCCGATGACATCGACCACGATCTGCGTCGGCTTGTCGTCGGTCGCGCATTCGTCATAGAGCAGCTTGACGCGGCCCGCCGTCTGCATCGTGTCGAGCCCGCGCCAGCTTTCCAGTTTCTCGATCTTGCGGTGACGCCTGATGCACAGCGCCGATCGATCATCGCCGAACCTGGCAACGTCCAGACCCCATACGGGCTTATAGCGCTCGCAATCCTCTGCCTTCCTGGTCCGCGCCGCTTCGATCAGGTGAAGCGGGATCAGTGTGTCATCGTCGCTTAGCGGGAACTCGCCGAGGATGTTCTTGCGGACGTAGTTGCTATCGAGCCCATAATCCTCAATATCCTCGTTGAGCTTCTGCTTATTCGCGGCTCGGGCCTTCCTCGCGTCCACCGTCATGTTCAGCCAGCGGTGGGCAAAGCGCGTGAACAGCTCGTAAAAGCGTCCGGTGCGCCTCAATGGATTGGCGAATACGAACACGAAGCTGTCTGGATCGGTCATCGTCGCGTCGATCACGTCGAAGATCTCTGCATCGACGCCAGAGCCTTCATCGACGATTGCCGCCTGCCCTCTTCCGGCATTGTGGAGGCCGCCCATCGCGTCGGGATTGTTCGCGCTCCATTTCAGCGCGTCGATGCCCCATGTCTCCTTGTGATCGACCTGGTAGAACCTCGTCGCGGTCCACTCGAACCAATGCTTGTTGATCGCTCGGCGATGCCACAGCGCCAGTTCGCGCCACAGCTTGTCGTCCAACTGATCGCCAGTATTGGCTGTCGCAAACCCGGCGAAATGCGGGCGGGTGCTCATCAGCCACAGGATCAGCCATGCCTCGACCGCCGTCTTGCCGACGCCGCGCCCCGACTTCACGGCATATTTGACAGGCTCTCCCGGCTTTCTGGATTTGATCGCCTCGCCGACACGGCGCAGGAACTCGGTCTGCCATTCGTCGGGACCATCCCATCCTTCGAGGTCGCCGTGGTTCCAATCGAAGGCATAGAGCACGAACCCGAGCGGGTTGTCGTAGAACCGCGCCATGTCCTCGGCCAGCGCACGCTCATAATCGAACGCGGATGCCATCAGAGACCGGCCTGCTTGCGGCGCTGTACGAGAACTTCAGCTATATCGAGGGAGCCTGAATGCTCGATCTCGTGCTTGTCCTTCCAGTTCTCGGGATCGGCATTCTTGAGCGCGAAAATCCTCGCAGTGACGCGTGGTCCCTGATCGGAACTCAATAGCGTGCGCTCCAGATACGCGGTGCGCTTTGCCTGATGAATCTTTACCGCTTCCGAAAATTCTTCGTGCTCTTTCATCCATTCGTTGATGGTTGAGCGGGCGACGTTGATGGTGCCGGCGAATGCGGTGAGGGATAATCCTTCATCGCCAGCCGCAATCACGCCTTCGCAATGGGCCGGTTCAAACTTTGTCGGCCTACCCGCTGGCACGATCTTACTTTCCGAGAATCGACTTGGCCTTGGCCCTGATCTTCGCGGCCTGATCCGGCGTGATGTTGCCGACGTTGAGCGCTCGGGATGCACCGCTCAGAGCTTCGCGGGCATGATTCTTGTCGAGCATCGGGAAGGCTTTGCGACCCGGCAGTCCGAAGTCGCTTTTCGGCATTGACGCGCGATCCGAGGATGTGAGCTTGGCCATGCCGTCCAGATTGCCACAGCCGATGCGCGTCAGGGGTTATCGTTAGCGCTTGATCCTGATGCGCGGCCTGCTTCCATCGCGCTCGATCTCGACATCGCCCCTTCGTTCCAGCGAATAGATCATGCGATGTAGATTGCCCTTGGCGTCCGGTGACATTCCTAGCGCGTCCATGATCTCCCTGTAGCTTGGCTGCTCGATGGAGGATCGGATCACGGCAAGCACCTGCTCCTGGCGGTATCCAGCACGCCGCCTGACTTCGAACGGCGTTTTCGCCACGTCCCTCCCCATCTTTTCCCCTTTCCCCGCTGTCTAGGATTTGTCGCCCTGCGGAAAATATCTCGTTCCGTCCGATCGATAGCGAGCAGTCGCGCCCATCTGCTCAAGCCATTCATTCAGCTCGGCCCAATCTTCCGCTTTGAAATATCGGCGGTCGCGGTTCGAGATATGCCGTTTGGCTGGAGGGCCCTCGAGCATCGGCGTAGCGATAATCCTGGACGCTTCTCGGGATCGCTTTGCCGCGACGAGCTTTGCGATCTCCGGCACGATCTGGTTGTGGCGCGTTACCGACCGTCGAACCTCGGCGCTGACGTCACTGACTTCCTTGGCGCGAACGTCGTGCAGGGCATCCACGGCAGATGCAAGCCAGAGCGTTTGCTGATCGACCGTCATCGACGACGGAGCAACCAGCGTCAGCATCTTCGCCAGCTCAGTCGAAAGCGCTTCCGCCTCGTATCGCGGCTTGAACCCTCGCGAGGGCGTCTCCGGTGGGATTGTCAGATCGTTCATGTTTGCCAATTCCGAAAATGCGGGTGTTCAAAACCCAAGTTGACCACGCCTTTTGCCAATCGACGAACTTGTCGCCCTTTTTGCCGTGCTGAGCCCGGAACTTCTCAAGCTGCACGGGAAACTCGCCAGGCGGCCATCCATCGACCACCTTCCGGCTTTCGCTGCCGATGGAAAATTCTCGCGGCTCCCAATCGTCAGGAAGCGCGAGCGCGCACTTTCTAGGTGACGGTTCTTTATGGTTCTCTGACGGTTTGGGTGCAGATTTTGCCACCCCCCGGTGGCAAGTTTTGCCACCCCCTGCGGCAGATTTTGCCACCGGTGCATTCTTTGCCACCGGTGCAGATTCTGCTACGGGGTGGACGGTATAGTTCATTCCCTTTCCTGGGTTCTCAACGCGAGAGATGTGACCCGCATCATCGAGCGCCCTAAGAGATTCCTGGAGGCTTCTCCTGCACCGGCCGGTTTTCTCGACGAGACTTGCAAGGCCAGGCCAGCAATGTCCCTCATCGTTCGCGCAATCCGCCAACGCCAGCAGAACGAGCTTGTCCCCCGCCGGAAGGCTCACGGCCCACGCGGCTGTCATCACGCGGACGCTCATCTCCGCTCGCTCCCGTGATGCTCGGAAAGCAGGATTCCGCGGCGTTCCAGTTCCGCGATCAAGGCGACCGTCTTGAAGCGCGACAGACTCTCGGAAGGGTCGATCGCCACAATCGACCTGGCCCGCGCCGGCGTGTAATCGACGAAGCCCTTTTCCTTGAGTGTCACGACTGCTCGATTGATCTGTCCCCGGCTCTTTAGACCGAGCGCAGCAGCCATTTCGTCGTAGGTGGGCGACCGCTCGCACG